CTAGTTTAACTGCATTTCCTTTTAGTTTATCAACCGCAACGAAGCCTTCTGGATTAGTAATTTTATACCCATCCTCGGTTTGAACAAAGGTGTTTGTCACTTGTTTTATCTGTTGAAGCTTTTTGATAATCATATTTTTAGCATCAACTAATAGATTTTGTAATGTGAATATTGCAACCAAATCGGAATTATTTCCTCTATAGAATCTCACCAACTCATTTTTTTCTGCCATTCTTTTTTCTCTGGTATCTTTCTTCTTAGCAGATAAAATTTCTTTATTGAGTTTATCTTCGACCCATTTAGTCAACTCAACAGCATGTGACACCGGACTAGTTATTTTTTGCCCTGAACGAACTTTGGTGTTATTAAATGTTTTAATTTGAGTTTGTATAATGTCTGATGCAGCAATACGATTCATCGTTAAAGAATTGATTCTAGAAAATACGGTACCTGCTTGAGATAGGATAGATGTAATTTGTTTCGTTTCTTCTTTAGTAAAAGTTACTGTACCTGATGCATCAATGAAGTATGCATCTCTAAACCAAACATCTTTTGTTCTAGTCAAATTATTAATATCGATGTTGAATGATGCTTTTAACGATTCTATAGTTTTGCCTGTATATGAGGTGTGAAATACTATCCCCATCTTAGCTGCTTTCATCGATTTAGCCAATTTGCTTTCGACTGGTACAGCATAGACAATCGTATTAGGTTTAAATGTCAAATACATTTGCCCATCTATTTCTTTTTCTGCTTCTCCTAAATCATCTTCACCAAACATCATATCACCTTGAAGGATACCCTTTATTCCTAGTTTAGGCAGATATGTGAGTGCAGTTTTGAGTTTTTTATTCAATCCTTCACCTGGATGATTTCTATCGATATCTTCATCAGTATAATTTAGCTTTGCATCAACATTAAAAATGCCTTTAGTTGCAACGAAGAATTTTCCGTTTTCTGGATTAATACCCGCGAAGACTGCTGGAGCGCCATCCCATTTTGTTGTGACATTTACTTTCGAATCTGCATTGCCTGCAAGCATATCTCTTAAAGAGCGTAAAAAATTAATGGCATCTCTAGCACCAGGAACACCACGATTGATCACCTCGTCCTCGATATGTTCCAAGTGAACATTCTTTCCTTCTTTGGCTGATTCGTTTAGGAAGTCTCTGAAATTCATAATTGTACTATTACTCCAGTAGCTGGTACTTTATCCGTGACAACTATACGACCAGCACTATCACCTCTAGAAGGCGATTTGCCGTAAACTTTTGGTGTTCCATCTTTATCTTTCGCATCAGGATCAAATCTTTGATCTTCTCTTCTAGCCCTTAGTCTAAAATACAAATCATGTGTCTTGGCGAATTCTTCGGCTTCAGTCAAAGATCCATTCAAAGTTAAAACATTTTTTTTATTATCATAATTACCAACAACATTCATAGGACCAATATACATGAAATCTATAGGTCCACCCATTTGTTCATTTCCGACAACGATCAATTTTTTATCTTTATTGGATATTTTTCCGAAAACATCTGGAACTTTATCTCCTGCCTTAAGCTTTTTTTTATCCCTAAGCTCAGTATATGCTTTATTCATGAATTTTTTGGCTATACCAGGAACAGCTAATTCTAATCCTTTTAATCCGCCTCCAGCTAATGAGGGAGCGGATTCTCCTTTCAGAGAACAATTAATTGGAACTTTTTTACCTGCTCTAAGAACATAGATGACAACATCGGTATACGGCTCTGATCCACCAAGCTGTCTTCCAGAATACTTTTCAGCAGAAACTACTCCCTCAATTACTGTAGAGCCAGCTTTTAATGTTATTGGATTTCTTTTATTGAGTTTAAAAGCGTTATTAATTTTCTGTATTACGCCTGTTTCTTGTCTTTCTGCCGATGCGCCAGCCATGTAAACTCCAATGTTTTATTGGATATTTATACTTTCACACCACCGAATTTAGAGCCAAAACTTCTACGTTCACGATTTCCAAAAGTGTTAACTGGTGGCACATCATCTTCGATTCCAGAGTCAATCAAGTCTTGTGCATTACTCTCTACATCATACAGTCTCATCTTCGACCGATCAACTCCAACCACAAACTTTTTATTAACACCAGGGTCATTGTATCGATTTTTCAACTGTTTGACCATCATCTGCCCAAGTTGTTGCAATTCCTCTGTGCTGATAAGTGCAAACATGAAGTCAGCCGTCGCTGGAAGACCAAACGATTCACTGGTATCTTCTAGCCCAACGTCAGAGTTACTGAAACCTGATCGAGTTGTTTGTGTAGCTGAAACGATTGGAACAGCAAATTCTACAGCAAGCCCACGAAGTTCTTCAGCGATTGATTTGATATAGGTATAAGAATTGACACTGCTTCCCATCTTCAATCGACTGGAACAACAGATATTCAAATAATCGATAAAAATAATCTTTGGTCTGAAATTCTTCTTCAATTGAAGTTCATTCAGTAATGATCGAAAATGTAATGCACTAGCTGATGCAGTCGGATACTCTTTGATAATAAGTTTACCTTGTGTTTTACTCTGAAGTGCAGAAAATCTTCTGGTGTAATCTTCTTTAGGAATTACATGCAAATCGTTGATACCGATGTTCAGTAGGTTCGCATCGATTCTTTCTGCAATTTTTTCTTCAGCCATCTCCATTGTGATATACAAAACATCATAGCCCTGAGAAATACACGATGCAGCAACATGACACATGAAAAGAGACTTACCAACACCAGTCCCAGCAAGAGCGATATTGAGTGTTTTGTTAGGTAGCCCACCTTTTGTAATCTTGTTGAAGTAATCCAAGTCGAAAGGTATTCGTTCTTCTTTTTGATGATAAAATTCAAAACGTCTTTCATAGTCGTTAATATAGTCATGACCAACATTATTGTCGAAAGAAACACCCAGTGCATCGGAAAGAATCTTGGGTATTTCACCTTTTGATTTATTAGTTTTCTTATCATCAAGAATACTAACTGATTCCATGATTGCATTATACAATGCTCGATCTTGACAAAACTTTTCAGTCTGTTCAGTTAGCCACTGAGTTTCCGTAGGTTCATCTTTGTGCTTGTGAATCTCGTTTACAAGATCGACACAATTTCTTACCTGCTCTTCAGTTAAAGTTTTAGACTCTACAAAATTAATTACCAACGCTTCTTTCGTTGGCATAGTTTTGTATTTCTCAATAAAATCTTTTACTTCTTTGAAAATATATTTTTCTGTAGAGTCGGAAAAATATTCTTGGTTGATGAAAGGCATAACCTTTCGAGTATAATCTTCATTATAGATCAGATTTTTCAGAATAGAGTGTTCGAGGCGATTCAAAGTTACCTTCCATTAGAATAATTTCAGAGAGAATGTCACCAAGCATTATAACATAGTTTTCATCTTTTTCTAAGTCATTTTTGCTATGATTATCTGAGTCCACAATCATAAAACCAAACTTTAGTGTGGCTAAATGTCCACTTTCCTCTACAGATGCGTTTGTATAATAATATAAAACACCAGCATAAGGACCTTTAAGAATCCTTATGCCAGTCAAATCTGTTTCAGGAAAATCGTGAAACTGAAAGTCCTCATCAAGATTCAGTTTCTTGGGCTTCTTCCAAAACTGAAGCATTTCCCATAATGTTTCCATAAGCGATTTCATATTTCTTTCTCACATATTCTTTAAATTCTGGATTATTTAATATATCTTTCCAAAATTCTTCTGTTTGTGTTGCATCGAAACGATATTTTTTATCAGCAATTTCACCTGTCTCTTTATTGACTTTTGAATACCAGCCGTTGCTTGGCTTAATTACAAAGTCTCCATCAAGTGCTACATCCAGGAGCCCGGAGTATTTTTGAATACCACCTTCGAACGAAACAGAGATAGGAATTTTTGATTTTTCTTTGACATAGCGAGATTTCTCCACATTAATAATAAAGTTATAACCAGTAATTTCAGTGCCATCTTTTTCTTGTTGGCGACCAAGAATGAAAATGTTATCTGCTGAATAGTATGAGCCTGTACCACCACCAACAATATCTTTCGGAAACATACCAATTTCTTTATAGGTATGATTCACAACAACCATTGGAATATCTTTCAGTGTGAGATGAGGTGTAACCATACGAAACAAACTTTTAACTTGTTTCGCTCGGCTCATATCAGCAACAGACTTTTGATCCAGTGCATCTTCAACTTCTTTCTTCGAAGCAAGATTACCAATCGAATCAACGATGATCATTACACGCTCACCTCGTTCAATCGTTTCCAGTTGCTTCATGATATCAAACTTTAATTGTTCAATATCGGTAATGGGTGTGTGAAGGACTCGTTCAGTATTGATGCTGAATGTATTAAAGTAAGACTGAGGAGTACCAAACTCAGAGTCATAAAACAATAGAACAGAATCTTCATATTTCTCCATGTATGATTTAGCCATCAAAAGACTAAATGCTGATTTAAAATGTTTAGAAGGACCAGCCCACATAGTTAAACCTGGAGTAAGCCCACCATCCAGTCTACCACTCAATGCTACATTTACCATCGGGATTCCAGTAGGAATCATATCTTTATCATTAAAGAATTTCGATTTCGAAAGAATCGATGCATCTTTAATTGTAGAATTCTTTTTGATTTTATCCAATAAACTCATAATATTTCCTTAGAAAAAGCTGTCCAATGAATTAGTTTTCTCTGCTGACCAACCGATGCTATCTAGAATGATCTTGACAGGCTCAAGAAATGCTTTCTCGAATTGTAAATCATAATCGACATACTTGTCAAGATTAAATTCTGATGGTAATCTGTTGGGATATGATATAACAGTATCATCAATAGGATTCGGCTTCTTTAGATATGTAAATTTTAACTTTTCACCTTCTTGAATGAGAGGATACTTTTTAGAGAGACCTTTTTTATTCAATAGATGATTATATAGAAGAGCACCCTTCACATGAATCGGAGTACCTTTAGTATATATCACTTTATTGTCTGAATATTTGTCTAGTCCATTGACTGAACGAGGAAAAGATATTTCTTCTGGAGGAAATTCGTTGAAGTCTCTTTTAAAGTTTTCAATAAACTTTTGAACATCATTCTCATCTGATGTTACTGTCAACTTGATCACTTCTTTCATTCTCTCGCGAATAGCGGAAGGTGTAGAGGATTTGACCATCTCTAGACCCATAACTTTCATTTGGGGTTCTTTATACTGAACACCCTCATTGTTATAAACATTTAGAATATAACGTTTCTTCGCAGTCCAAATACCTTTGTCAGAAAGACCCTCACGTTTCATCTGCATTTTTTGCGCGTATGCATGGACATATTCAGCAAGTTCAGAGTAACTTTTATCAATAAACGGTTGAAATTTATCCTCACATACACGATCCATGAAGGCGATAACTTTCTCAGTATCTTTCTTTTCAGAAAAAACTTTGTTAACAAGTTCACCAAGACGCAAATAAATCGAGTCTGTATCCGAAGCAATGACATAATCAATTCCATCCGTTTTCAAAAGCGAGTTCATATATTGATTTAGTCGATTCTCAATCCAACGAATTGATAGCTGCCCAGCTAGTGTAACTGCGAGTGCTTGCCTCAAATCGAAAAATCGGAAATATTGAGAACCCATCGCACCATAAGCAGAGTTCAGCGAAACTTTTTTAGCAAGTTGCAGATTATCATAACGAGCAATACGCTTTTTGATTTCTACTTTCTTACCCACATCTTTTTCATTCTCATATTCTTGCTTTGCTTGGAGCATCATCTTCTTAAACTTCTTGCGATCTTCATACATGTCCTCAAGCATCTTTGGCAAGAAACCTTGTTTGTCTGTACGAAAGAATTGCCCATTAGGAGTTAAAGTAACACCACGCAAAGAATCTGTGTTGATTTCTTTGTTCAGAAGTTTTTCAACAGTAACACCACGACTGATAATATCAAACATCTCCTGATCATAATCTTTGGGATCTACCAAAGTCTCTGGCGAAATGTTATACTGCATCATCAAATGTGGGTAGAGTGAGTTCAAATCGAATGATGCAACCCAATCATGCATACCGATTTGTGGTTCTTTAACATATGCACCCTCAAATGCTGAATCTTTTTCACTAATTTCTCTAGGTGGAACGACGATACCTTTTTCCATCAAGTTATTATAAATTAGAGCATCCCACATCCTGGTTTGAGTGAAAATATCATCGTAATTTGATTTGGTATCATAAGCAAGAGTTAAACCGAGTTCGATAAGTTTTAGTTTATCTTCAAGTTTCTCAATTAGTTCAACGTCTTTAATATTATATTCAATAAACTTTTGATAGTTCAAACGATATAGTTGATGAAGATTGTCATATTCATCATAAGAAAGTTTACTCTCACCAAGTTCAACATTGGCGATGTTATCTAACCGATAATTTTCCTGCGACTTACCACCAGGAGCATACCATTTATACAATTCGATATAATCGAGTGAAGATATACCATAAATCTCATATGCAGTTAGTTCGCGACCCTTAACATGCGCTGTTCTTTGATTGACAATATTCCAAGGTGAAAGTTTCTTCATTTCATCTTCACCGAGAAGTTTAGTGAATCTATTGATGAGATATGGAATATCAAAGAACTTTGTGTTCCAACCTGTGATTACATCAGGATAATCTTCTGACCAATCTCTTAGAAAGTTTTTACACAGCGTCCATTCATCAGCACATTTAATATAGGATACATTATCCTGTTGGTTATCAAAATTCTGACAACCATAAACTTTCATTTCCCCATTGAATTTTTTGATTGAGATTGCTGTAATTGGCTCAATTGCCTTGTATGGGTCAGGAAAGCCATTTTCTGACCCGACTTCGATGTCGATAATTGCAATGTTAATTTTCGACTGATCCCATTCGACCATTCCTTTGAACTCATCAGCAATAAAGGCGTATTCATAACGTGTGTTTCCATAAATTTTAAAGTTATCGACCTCTTCATATTTTCTAACGAAATCTCTACATTCTCGAATCGAATCAAACTTGATTTCTTCGAGAGTTTGATTCTGAAGATTTTTCCAAAGAGTATTTTTCTTTGTTTCAGCAAGCAGATACATTCGAGGCGTGTAAGCCACTTTAAGTCTTACACGCCTACCATTTTCTACACCTCGATATAGAATATTGTTGCCTACACAAAGAACATTTGTGTAAAATTTATTCATTAAATATTTGGAATAGTTGATGCAATTTGAATGCCACTACCGAATAGTTTATTATATTCGTTTAGTAGCTCTTTAACTGGTGTAGTGATACAGAGAATATCATTAATATCTAAAACAATTCCAGTTTTAAATTCTTCGGAATATTCTAGAAAAGGAACAAAATTCATCACTGATCCTTCTCGGGAAGGTTGCGATACAATTTGAACCGGATTTTTAATCAACGCAGCAGTAGATGTTTCTACTTTTGTGAGTTCAATATCACACATAATTGTTTGTGTTGTTTTGAGTGTTATAAGTTGGATACTCATACTGGCACTCGCTCACTTTCATCGAAGACACCAAGTGTCAACCAACGCTTAGGAAAAAGCATTTCCCTCGACTCAAAATCTTTTGGATCGAAATTGGGATCGTCCACAAGACCAATAAGTTCAATCAAATTGTCGTATTCCCTACGATAGAAATTATACTTTTGAGCTGGAAAAAGTTTATACTTTTTAACAAGATATTCTGCTGCTTTAGTAATATTATCCAATTTCTATTTTACTCCATTGTTTTAGTTTATCGAATTTCGCTTGTTTGGCTAGAAACACATTATCTACGGAAACAATTTCTTTTTTAATCAGAAGATCAATCATAGCTAAAAGATCACCAACTTCTTCTTCTAAATGCTCACGATTCGTTTTCGGCTTACCTGGTTTGTAATTGTCGATACCGAATCGTTCGCATTTACTCACTGCTTGAATGACTTCTGCACACTCTTCCTGAACGATGAGAAGCAACTCTTTAATGTCACTCATTTTACACAATTTTCACATAGTTGTCAAGTTTTGGTGGCTCCCATCCTTCAGGTTTCATAACTTTACCTGCTTCGTTTTTGATAACTTTGCCAGTTTGAACATCAATTTTAGCTAGATTGCTTCTTGCTACTTCGTTCCATGCACCGTAAACATCAAAACCTTTCATCTTGCAATAACCAAGAATAACCCAAATCATGTCCATACATGCATCAAGTTGTTCAATATCATCATCCTTTTTCAGTCCATCTTGAAATTCCCAAAATTCTTCTTTGATGAGATTTCGATACAGACTAATATTTTCAGGTGATGTTTTTTGATCGCAAGCTTCGATAAACGTATGAACATCCGAATAAAAATCAGTTTCAATTTTTTTCAAAACAATCACTCCATCTTTTTCTGAAATATCAAGTTTGGTTCCCTCAAACCATTTCATCTCTTCACATAGATCATCTGGTAGTTGTAGAATAGCAGAACCATCATCGAGAAGTTCAACGACTTCTCCAGTGTAAGTTTTAGCTTTCAATTGCAACTCTCTTCCATTCATCATTTACTTTAACCCAAAGGCGATTATCTTTACCAACGGAAAGACCAACTTTATTCATATCTCCTGGTGATGTAGTGCTAATACCGATATCTCCAAAACTCGATATTCTCATTCTTTCCTCACCATCTGTATGAAATGATAGATTCTCTTCTTTTTTTGTTTCATTACATGCCTGAAGTTCTAGTAGTCTATCAGTTTTCGGTGCTAAATGATCAATATTTTCTTTTACAGTAGGTGGCGCTTCAACAACTTTAGTTTCATGATAGTGTTTTTCAACAACCATCTTGCCTGCTGCTACACCACCAACAATTGTGCCAAAAATTCCAGCACCTCTTAAAAATCCTCTTCGTGTATTCATACTCATGTTTTATTCACCTCTATTTTACATTTTTTTAGGAATTCAATACCGTCATCACTTCGATATGTATTGCGATAATAAACAGATTTGATTCCACTCTGATATATAAGTTTAGCACAATCTAGACATGGAGAATGCGTAATAAACATAGTAGCTCCATCACCCGATTCTGTGGATTTGGCTAACTTAGCGATTGCATTTGTTTCAGCATGAAGTACCTCTGGTTTGGTTTTCAATCCTTTGTTTATAACAGTCTGCGGTTCGCCATAGATTGCATCAGAGAAATCAATATCTTCATATTCACAATTATTGTCCCAACCAGAGGGCATTCCATTGTAGCCAATCGAAATGATTCGATCATCCTTTACAACAATCGCACCAACATGAAGACGCCGAGCAGATGACAATTCAGCAAAAGTCTCAGCGACCTTCATGTATGCATTAACAAACTTTTCTTTCACAGGACCTCAAACTTAGCAAAATATCGATACTTGATATGTGCCATCGATTCACCAGCAAGTGCCTTTTCTAGGTTTCTTAAAGTTGACATTATTTTCCTTTAAATATCTGTAAATAATAGTTCGAATTCATCCGCACGTTCTTCATATAAAATATAGCCACGAGGATTACACAAAATGCGAGTTTCACCAACCATATAATCAAATACATCATGGGTGTGACCGTGCGTCCACAGTTTAATTTGTGGATGATCAAGAATAAACTCCGACAAGTCTGAAGAATAAGCACCATTCGTAAGATGGTCGCCATGATATCGAGGTTTTATAGACTGCTTAGATGGTGCATGATGCCCAACAACTACGAACTTACCTTCAGGTTTAGCATCAATGACACTCTTGATATAGTGCATTGTATTCACATGTTCATTATACACAAACATTGGAGTAAGTTTTTCTCGATCTTCAATCGATCCACTATTACGAATAATACGAAAATCGTTCATCAATCGACTAACATGCCATAATGTATTTGGATCATTTTTGTTCATGTCGGTCCAAAGAGTAGCACCAATGAAAGTGTATCCACCAATCTCAACCGTCTGTTTTTCTAGAAGATGAATATTTTTAAATTCTTCTAGGTGATCACGAAGAAGATTTTCGGTCAGTGTATAATCGCCATTGTAATGTTCATGATTTCCCATGATATAAATCACATTTGGAAATTTCTCTGAGCAAGTACGAAAAAATTCCTTGTCCGTAGGATGGAAGTTGTTAGCGACACAAATATCACCGGACAGAATGAGAACTTCTGCATTCTCAGTATTGTCGAATAGAGTGGTGCCGAATTCCAGGTGTACATCGGATGCGAGTGCGATTTTCATAATATTTTTACTCCTTTCCACACAATATAGCATGGAAAGGAGTCCCTGTCAAGAGTTATTCTTGTAGAAGTTTAGATTGTTGTTTTCCTGCAACAATAGGAATACGCTTTGGAAGCTCTTCCTCTGGAATTACATTCTCCAGTTCAACCGTCAAAATTCCATCAGCCAAAGCCGCTCCATTCACGCGGACCGTCTCTGCAACTTGAAAGCTTTTCTTGAAAGATCGATTGGCAATGCCTCTGTACAGATAAGAATGATTATCATTTTTATCCTCTTTCTTTCCAGTAACAGTCAAAGTGCCCTTGACGATTTCTACCTGAATTTCATCCAGTGAAAATCCTGCTACAGCCAATTCGACAAGATACTTATTCTTGGCGGTAGCGTGTCTTAGGATATTGTGTGGAGGAAAGATTTGCTTTTCTGTTGACACTCTCTCCAGAGCATCAAAGATACGGTCAAAACCTACCGTTGAGGGAAAATAAGGTGTAAAGTTGGTTAGAGTCATAGTTTTCTCCTTGTTTAAGCGAGTTAAAGGTTGCCACCTCGAAAGCGTGGCAGGCAGTTTTATCTAGGATGCCCAGCCTAGATCCCATCCCGTGGACAAATCTATTTATGCATCGGTTTAAAAGCCGATTCGTTCACCCAGTATTTTCTACCAGGATCACTCTCTTTAAACACCAGAATGAATGTCATGTCTCCTTCAATTCTCTTTAGAGCCTTCTTATCGGTGAACACTTCTTCATTTGTATAGATGTTCTTGAGTTTCAAGAAAGGTTGTCTTACATGATTCATTTTAGTTCTGGCTTTTCTTTCCTATGTTATATTTACTTACAAGTTCCCAATCATCTTTTTCTTTATAAGAAATAATTTTAATTTGATGAATTGGCGCAATTCTATCTTCAATAATGGAACGATTAACTATCTCAACTAGATCCCACTCTTCCAATAGTTTTGCTATAGCATTCCGTCTTTCAATATCATTCTCAGTTATATTAGCAGGTTTTCCATCTAATGCAAACAATTCTTTAAAGTGAACAATATAATATTGACCTTTCTTATGAAGAATGTGGCATGATTGATAAAGAATTTTTTCTTTTCTAGATGAGACACCTATTCGCGTCAATGTCTCTTTGACTTTCAAAAAATCATCTTGTTGTCTCAGCTTCACCTCTACAAATGTCGTTAAATCTACCATATTATTTCTCCATTCCGCCAGGATTTACTTTTTCTTTTAATTGTTGGAGTTGTTCTTCACTAAGCAGACGGAGGACTTCATGTGCTTTAGCTGTTGAAAGACCATAGTAGGTCTTAATACATGCTATATCTTCACTTTTTTCAGCCTTTACCCACTTATTGAAAGGTCTTTTTCTGGACCTTATGGTATTTAGTAAATAATCATTTTGAAGTTTTTTATCTAAAAAATGTCTGCGATTCATCTCATTCGCAAACAATATACAATCTCTATGATAAGAAAGTGCTTTGTTTGTTAGAAATGGTTCATATGACTTTTCAGACATATCATCAACAACAAGTTGTTTTTTTCCTTGTAAAATCTCATTTACATAATCGAATGGACTCATTTGAATTCTACGCTTACCATCAATTCAGTTAGACAAGCCACAAGATTGATCTCAGCATCAGCAACAAACGCCTGCTTATATTGATAATCAGCAAGAATAATTACTGCTTGAGGAATACTTTGTGGCTGTAGAATCTCATATAGATTATCATAAATCTTACGGAATAGAGTTGTCGGATCAACATCATTCATCGCAACCCATTTACGAATCGAACCAAAATCTTTATCTTTGATATATTTAATAATTTCTTGAATCGAAACATCACCTACCTGCGACAGAATTCCTGTATCAATTTTTCCAAACTTGGAATATCGTTGAAGTTCATTGATGGTTCTACGAAAATCAGGAAAATGTTTCTTGACAACTTCGGCGATGACTTTACTATCGAATTCGACATTCTCTTGATTCAGAATATTGGTGATTCGTTTGAAAAACAAACCAGCCATCTGAACCTTCTCTTCATTTCGAAGAGTGAAATCTACAACAGAACACCTCGAATGAAGTGGATCGATGATTCGATTCTTGAAATTACAAGTGAAGATGAAGGAGCAATTCTCAGCAAACTCTTCCATAGCATTGCGAAGTGCTGGCTGAGTTGAATTCGGATTTAGATAATCCGCTTCATCGATAATGATGACTTTGCGACCACCTGTGAAAGATATAGTCGAAGCAAAGTTTTTAATCTTGGTACGAAATACATCGATACCAGACTCATCAGAACCATTAATGATGATGTAATCAGCATTGATTTCATTACACATGGCTTTAGCAATGGTTGTCTTACCGACACCTGCACCACCACTCAAAAGCAAATGTGGAATTGTTTCGCTTTTCACATATTCCTCGAAAGGCCTTTTCAGCCTTTCGGGAAGAATACATTCACTAACTGTTTGAGGACGATACCTCTCTGTCCAAAGAATATGTTCCATAAAACCTCATAATATAAAAACCACAAATTTATTCGTTCGTAGAACCGATTTCAGTTGCTACCCAATACTGAATGTCTTTCTCGGTATGTTTAAAGCTTGCGATACCTCGAAACGAAATCGATACATCATAGGGACCAGGAATCATTCGAAGATTCTCTGTCCTGAAAAGCATATTGTATTTCTTACCATTTCCATCAGCAATTTCCAGTTCGCTGGAATGTGCAGAAGAATTTTTACTATCCAATTGAGCAACTAAAATTTTATTGCCATCAGACCTAATAGCGATATGTGGTGATCCGAGAACAGCAGCAGATTTCAGAATCGAGTCTAGATCGGATGATGTCAGAGAAAAAGATACATCAACAGATGGCATCTGAATCGTTTTCTCGGGTGCATTTTTAATCATCTCGATTGAACAGAGTTTGTAACTTGTTCGCTTTCTACCACTCTTCAAATTGGCAGCCTTGTTGTTATCATCAAGTTCAATTTCTGTATCGTCATCATGGATTGACAACACCGAAAGAAAACGATTCAAATCATAAATTGCAAAATTTGATGGAATAGTTTCACTGATTTTTGTTTCTGCCATAATCTGTTTCTGAGTATCGCAAGTTCTCAAAATATTTCCAGACCTAAAAACCATACCATCATTAATAGAAGCAAAGTTTTTCAAAACAGAAAGTGTTTCTTTAGAAAGTTTCATAATGTATCCTCACGTTTATCAACAGAATATAGTATATCATGTTCGTACAGAAACATCAAGCAACACATTGCATGTGCAAGATGATGTTTATTGGATTCTGGATCATCTTGTTCTCCTTCTTTCCATGCCCACAAATGTCGTTGTAGTGCATCGAAATATCTACGCTTAGAATCGGGAACTTTTTTCCAGTTATCACGCTCATATTTCTGTGCGCCAAATGTCAAAACGTCCACTGTAGCCTTAAGTGCAAGAGGAGGAAGAAGTCCATATTCAAGTTTATTACCATCAAATTTTCTTCCACCCTCAGTGGCTACCTGTGAGTGAGCAACTTCATCCAGAGTATCAGCAGATTCAAATAATTCATATTGATCATCTTTCATTACAATCTCCCAGTCAATTCAGCAATTTTTGCCATATTTCCTGTAAACGGATATGTACCGATATGTTGTGTCTTCATCCATGGGCATAGATAAATTTGACCGCCTGTTTTTCTCCACAACTGACAAAACATATAGTCTTCTGATAAATATCTATCTGTACCACCGCCTGTTGCACTATCAGCAGTATCAATGATGGTATCAAAATAAGCATGAATATATCTTGATCCATCAAAGTTTGCTTGTCCAACATGATCAGGTTTATATCTCAGTTGAGGATAAGATTTTTCCATTATCTCAAAAACTTCGCGTCTAATCAACATAAAGCCTGTGCCGATTTCGAGTACCTCTAAAGGCTCAGTGACAGAAAATTGTTTTGTGCCTCTGACAACATTGAAAACATAGTCACCAACAAGTGACTCTAGTTCACTTGCTTCTAAGTCTGGATGTTTTCTTGCTGCTTCAGCAATATTACTCCAGTTAATTGCTTTCTTTGGATATGGACCACCAATTACATCTTTATCCAAGGCTAATAGCGCAATTACATCTTGTGTATTGAAATGAATATCGGAATCAATAAACAGTAAATGTGTACATTCAGATCGGAGAAATTCATCGGCTAGATAATTTCTAGCCCGAGTGATTAAAGATTCATTGAAGAGGAATGAGAATTTAACTTCCACTCCATACTTCATCAGTAGTCCTTGTAGATCAAGGCAAGATTTGATATACATTCCATGTGCCATGCCACCATACATTGGCGTGGCAACAAACAGCTTTTTTTGTCTCAATTCATCAACTTTTACTTTAATTTCCATAATTCACCATAAAAAAATAAGGAAGCGATACTATTATATATCGCTCCCTTATTAAAAGGTTTATTCTAATTATGCAAATGCACGAACATTTTGTTCACGAAGAGCACGATAACCAGCAGCAACAACATCTTTGCTAGGTGTGCCAAGACGATAGAATGAAATCCTACGACCATCAGCAAGAGTTTTGCGATTAGTGTAAATAGGATAACCTTCTTCACGAAGTTCGTGAATGCGAGCAGTTACATTCTTAACACCAAAACGATTCCGAGCAGATGCAACGGTAAAGGTATTAAAACCATCAGTCTTGGCAAGAGTTTTCAACATTTTTTGTTTAGCGGAAAGCTTAGTCATCAAAATATCTCCATAGATAAAATTAAAAAAAGAGCATGGCTCAAAACATAATAATAGCAAAAGCAACCTCATTTGTCAAGATTGCTTTTGCATCATTATTAGAAAGGATCAACTTCGTTGTTTTCTGCTGCTGGTTGGGCAACTTCAGGTTTTTGAAGTTTATTGTAAAGATCCAAAAAGGCTGCCTTAGTGTCATCATCGAAACGATTCAAGCACAATTCAATAGATTTGGCTTTATCGCCATGAACCGAATAAGTACGGCAGATATGAACTAGGCGACGAGTTGAAATAATCTCATCAACACCACCTTCCTTGAAAGTCTGGCGAATAACATCAGCCCAGTTAACTAGAAGATCACCGAAATCATCATCTTTGCGACCGAAAGATTCAAGTTCCTTCTTGATAATTTTTTGTTCTACCTTGACGGGAGGAAATTCTTGCTCGTAGGTGTTCAGGAAACGTTCCAAGAATGCTTCGTTTAGAACATTGGTGAACATATATCGACCGTCTTCACTGCCTTTACCTTTAGTGTTTGCAGTGGCTACGATAGTAAAGCCTTCAGCAGGGCGAACAAGTTCATTCTTTTTCTTCAAAAGAAATGGCTTACCTTCAAGTACCCGTTGCAAGCAGGAAAGATTCTGAGCACCGTAGTCAATCTCATCGATGCAGAGAACAGCACCTTGGCGAGCAGCAACAGTCACGGGACCATCACGCCATTCCATTTGACCGTTGATTAGAACATAGTTACCAAGAAGATCAGACTCATCGGTATCTGGAGTCATCGATACACACACAAATTTACGCTTGGTTTTAGCGCAAGCTTGTTCGACGGACATAGTTTTACCGTTGCCCGAATGACCTGAGATAAAGACAGGAAAGAATTGGTTGCTCTTAAAGATAGAAACCAAATCATTGAAGTTACCAAAAGGAACATAGTTATCATATACTTTTGGAACCAAATCTTCAGTTTCAAGATCGGTAGTAACGCTAGAGATACGATTACCCGATTGTGTATTTTTAGTCAAAGGAATCACTTGAGCAGAAGAAGCCATGTCAACAACAGCAGAAGAAGGAACACGGAACATACCGCGGCTCACTCGATTAGAATCGTCATTGGTGAACCAGTGAGGAAATGGAATGGAATTTTCTGAACAAATCGAAGCAATATCTTGCCGACTCAGAATGGTTTTACCAGAAGCAGACAGAAGATTGAGAACCATTTGGCGCTTATTAGCACGAATACCCATGATATAGAAACTCCTCAGAAGATATGGATATTATATGATGCCTGGAAGATCCTGTCAAGCGACCTTCCAGACTGTTGTAAAAATCATACAGCGATTTGCTGGATGAACTTGTTAACGAACACTCGGCTAATTTGTTTTTTGACATTAGCCTTCAGAAAAGCCTTTTTAATTTGACTAGTTTTGGCACCCTCTTGAATATCCAATTCATATTCTTCAGCAGCAAGGTTTGAATCACCAGGAACGAAATAGAATTTGGAGTAGCCTTTGTTGTTCGATTCAAGGTGTTTATTATCACGAACAATTTTTTGCAGCTCTTTAGATTTTTCTTTCATTTCGTAAAAACGATTTTCAAACAATTCTTGAATATGTTTTCCATTTTCATCATGATAACGTCGGCAAATCGCTTCGCGGGTTTCGTAAGGATTTCCAGTAATATAAAAACCGATAATTTTAGAATCAGTAACTTTGGAGTACCAACTCAAAACAGATTCGAAAAGTTTATCACCTTCAACATCAAATTGAAGCTTGTTTTTCTTATCAGTCAAAACAACATTTTGTTTTTCAGAATTGAAAATTTTATAAGACTTATTGAGATTGTAACAATGAATATTATCTGCATCACCATCATGAATAAGAACTGTATTTACAATATCCAGATTGTTTCTCTTACGAAAATCATTAGTCAAAGGTTCAAGAGCAACCATTGCTTCAATCAAAGGAGTATTGGACAATTCTTCAGAATAAGGGCGAAAAATAGTTCGCGAATAACGACCACCATAGGAGTTCGATAGTGCAAGAACATTCTTCATACAACGAGTGTATTCGGAAGCTTTCATATTGGAATTCAAATACTCTCGCAAGTAAACATGACTCAAATATAGTTCTTTATCGTTGGAAGAAAATCCGTTCAAAGCCATACCTTCATTCGGAAAATCAATATTACGACAGTTAACATTATTTCCGAAACCGTACACCACAAAAGGAATATTAACTTTACGGCAGAAGGAGGTCAAAATTAGAACTTGCTCAAGTGTATGTTTCATACAGTTGACCATTGATCCAGACCGATCAAACATGATAACGATACCGTGAGACTTACCTTTCGGAACTTTTGTAAGTTTACGGAAAAGATTATCTTCAATTTGATATTTGTAAATACGATTTACATCGATATCACCAGTCTCAGAAATTTTCTGTTTAGAGAACTTCGATGCAGATTTACGCATCTCAAATTCTTTGGCTAACAAACCAATATAACG